ATAATCTCTACATTTGAAAATGCACGGTAATTCTGAAATGCAAAAAATCAACCAAACCAGCGCAATGCCTGAAAAAACTGACGTTCACTGGAGTGGTCGGTTTAGCGTTGCACCAATGCTCGATAGGATGTACCGTTTTTGAAAAACAAGTAGTTATACACTTTGTGGGAGCCTATTGGGAACCTGTTATTCTTAGAAAGCATCATTTGCTCATCACCTCAATTGACCTAGCGTAGGTGAAGACTTTAAGATTGCAGAAGGCGGATGCGGTTGCATTTTCCAGAGCTTGACGATGTTGTTTGGATGAAGGGTGTATTGATGCTAAATGTAAGGTTTGATTCAGAAAAGGCTTTAGAGGCCATTCTGTACGTCGCCTCTAAAGCACCGATCCCAGATATCTATCATGTCGGAAAAATTCTTTATTATGCTGACAGGTTTCACCTTGAAAGTTTTGGACGCCTCATAACGGGCGATCACTATAACGCTATGAAGGATGGGCCTGTAGCAAGCAACACATACGATATTATAAAAATTGCTCGTGGAGATGGACGTTACATTCCTAATGGTTGTGATGTCGATTCTGTGCGAAAAGCATTTTCTGTATCAGGTATGACGATTGTGCCGAGCCGTGAAGCTGATGAAGACTTTTTTAGTGACTCAGATTTAGAGTGTATTGATAAGTCTATCGCGATGCTTGGAAACATGTCCTTTGAAGCTATCAGAACTATGAGCCATGACGCGGCATGGGAACAGGCAGATCACAATGGTGAGATGTCTTTGGAATCGATAGTTGCACAGCTAAAAAATAGCAAATTAATACTGGATTATCTGAAGAACGGATATTGATACTTATGCTGGGTGATTGTTTCCCTCCTGATTTTAAGGCTAATTTTAGTCGTGAAAGAGGTATATCACCCGGTGATGTATTGTATCTTCATTGTGATTTTACGACTCCACCTAAAGTAAAATATATGGTGGTTGTTTGCTGTGAACCTCTTTTAGTTCTTCTAATAAATTCAGATATAAATGAATTTATTAAGAGAAACAATGATCTTATGGCTTGTCAGGTCGAAATTAATAGAGAGGACCATGATTTTCTTAAATGGGACTCATTTGTTAATTGCATTGAGGCTCATGCTGCTTTCGATCTTGAAATTATTAAAGAGAAAATAGCCATCCAATATGGTGACGTGCTAAAAGGTCGCATTACAGATCATTGTATGAGACAAGTTCGATGTGCAGTTGAGATATCTAAAACTATGGTTAAACGGCATAAAAAACTGATACTCGCTGCTCTTCAACATTATGAATAAACCCATCTTTGGATGGGTTTATTCATATTCTATTTAAATGAGCCTTTGTTTATGGGTTCTGACCCTTTCCCACTCAGCACGCCCTTCTTCTCGCCTTTTGTCTATGTATTCCGCAAGATCCTGAATATTAATGCAACGTTTTGCTTTTTGTGATGTGCCGATGCGATATGTTGGAACGGGCAACTTACAAGCGTTTGCTTTTGCTTCTGCCGTGGCTGGACTCATACCAAAGTACTTTTGGCTAACTGCTGAGAGTTCAATGTTTGGGGTATTGAATTCAGCCATCAGTAAAAACAAGGTGTTCATAATTTTCTCCATCAAAACCGGCTGCACCCGGGAAAATCATAATTCTGTGCTGGTGGCAGGAATTAGTTTCTGCCAGATAGCGGAAACATATTTTGCCTGATGACGGGCATCAGCCAGGGCGTTGTGCCGTTCTCCATCGAAAGGCATGTCCATTTTTGGGTCGAATCCGATGGAACGCCCAAGCGTAACGATCGTGCGTACATCGTGGTCATTCCAGTACGCCCACGGGCAGATTTGTCCTGCTCGCTCGTAAGCTCCACGTAAAATTACGTTGTCGAAGGTGGCCCCGTTACCCCAGACTTTTAAATATTTTGTATTGTCTGCATGCTGATTAATGAAATGGCTCAGTTCAGAGAGTGCATCGCTGATCGACAAAGTATCATCAATACAGATTGCAGCTCGTGCTTCAGAGCTCTGTTTCAACCACCACAGGATGGTATCGCCGTCAGGTGTAGCTCCTTGCCCCATAGCACTTTCCAGGCTAACAACCGTATAGAATTCTTGTCCGATGTCTCCGGTTTCTGGAGTGAAGAACACCGCGCCAATGGAAACGATCGGTGCATCCTTATTTTTCCCCATCGTCTCAAGGTCGATCATTAAGTTGTTCATCACTTCACCTCCTGCGGCGGTTCTGGTAGCGGAATCCAGTGGGTTACCTCTTTGAGATACAGGTCTTCGCCATCACCGTCAACCCAAGTGGGATCGCCATCATTAAACCAGTCGCCATATACGCCGACCTGAGTGTTGGGGATGTGTGGCGGGTAGTTGTTTTTAAAGTCAGCCGCTAACGCATAGCATTGTCGCTCTCCCATTTCTGGCATTCGATCACTACAGCTTATCCAACTATCCGGAGTTACCGGATAGTTGCGCATTGCGACCTTTAATGCCTCATAGAAGCAACCTTTCAGATTGTTGAACTGACGCCCATTAAGAGGACCGTGTTCAGTAAGCATGTTGCGTAATTTCCATGCCGCGTCGTTTACTTCGTTGGATGACAGGGGAGGCAACTTGTAAGTTTGGCTTACAGGTTCGGCACCATGAAGCATGGCGCCGCTCCGCTCTATGCCATCCAGCGCGATTCGCAGTGCCTGAATTGTGGTAGAGCTATCGTTTGGGGCTATTCCATATCGCTCGAATACAGCTAAATGGTTGCGCATAATCTCAGGCGCAAGCTCTTTGTAAGCATAAGCAAGAGGCTCTGATGCATTATCCGGCACAACCGACGCAGGCGCGGCAGCATAAACAGGAATAACGTCAGCTTGCTCTTTATTGCTTTCATCCGTTAAAGCCCAGAATAATTTCCCGGCCGGATGTTTGAAAATATAAGCAACTGGATCTGCTTCCAGCGATGCCAGTGCAATTTTAAATGCGGTAAGCATGTTGTTAACCACACCTATTTCGAATGCTATTTCACTACATACAAACGATTTATCGTCTATTATCGACTCAATTCCGGTAATCGTGTTCTGTAACCATTCTTTGGTAAGAGTATTCATAACTATTTCACTTTAATCTCAATATTTCGCAGCTTTAGCTCTACTGGCAGGTCTGACTTTCCTGTTAACGCTAATGCGAGATTTTCAGGAGTAATGAGAGCAGTTATTGTTTTCCCTATTGCCAGACGAATAATCATTCGTATCTCGCGATCGTCACATGCTCCCGGTCGAACAATTGATATTTGTCCGATCATCTCACTCTCCTTTGATGCGAATGCCAGCAAGCCAGTTTCTTATGCCGATATATTCAGCGTTCCTGAAACCGCTTTTTACATATATAAATGGCAAGCGAAGATTGTGACCATTGGCTGCCAGGTAGTCTTTACAACCCTGTTCGGTGAAACAGCAGGTAACGAATTCATCAATATCTTTCACAGCAACGCGCCGCCATTTTTCTGGTGGTTCCCGAAAGTTTTCATGAAGTAGTTCGAGACGACGACTTTGGAGTTTATTGGCTTCATTGCTATCTTCATCAACCCAGACAATCCGGTCATAGTCATAATCAGCATCAACAACAATTTCGCGCTTTTGATACACACAAAACATAGGGTCTGACGTTATTCGATTATCCTGTGTTCGAATGTTTTCACCGATGATGCCAAACGAATCTGGCGTAGGTTTTGTCTGTAACTCTTCGATACGTTCAGCCAGCGCCGCGCACTTGGCCTCAGCTTCAGCAAATTTACGCACCAGGTACTCAGCGTTTGTTTCGTTCACTTTCAGATCTCGCGGTACACATTTCCCGCGAAGAAACCCTTCCATTTCGAAAACATTCATGCGCATTTGCGTAACCCCGATAACTCGTTAAAACGTTCCATAAACATCCCGTAGGCATGGCCTGGTGACAGTGGAATAACTTTGAACATCTCTGTCGCCGGGATACCTTCCAGTACAGGCCAGAAAGAACCATCATCAAGCCCGAGATCGCGGCGTTCGGTTGCCAGCATAATGAGATCGGCATATTTCACTGGCGTGCTCATAACAGGAGGTAACCCGTATTTCTCACGGATTACGGCGTCTATTTTTTCT